CTTTCTTCAGGTATTTTTAAATGGTATTCTTCTCGATCCAGCCGTAGACTACGTAGCAACAACAGGTAGTAGTATAGTACTTACCGTAGGTGCTACAACTAGCGATCTTGTACAGATAGAAACTTTCACGCAAATAATCGGTACAGGTGACATACTTGTAGATACTTTTCCCGTATCTAGTACACAAACAGCTTTCACTCTTAGTCAAGATCCTATTAATAAAAGTAATATTAGTGTCTACGTTGAAGGCGTATATCAAGAAAGCTCAACCTATAGTTTATCAACTACTACTCTTACTCTTTCCGAATCTCCTGCGAACGGTACTACTGTTGAAGTAGTTATCGGAACTCGCAATGTAACTCTCGATAATATAGCAGATCTCACAATTAGCGGCACTCTACATGCGGGCGCGCTTGACTTGGGCGACGCAAACATAATCAATGTGAATGAAATCTCTCTTGATACAATCAAAGGCGATGCAGACGCAAACACAAATATTACTTTTGCAGGCAGTGACGTAACTACCTTTACACAAGGTGGAACAGAGCGTCTACGTTTAAATACTACTGGTGCAGAGGTTACTGGAAATATCGTAGTTTCAGGAACTGTTGATGGTCGCGATGTCGCTGCAGATGGTGTAACGGCTGATGCCGCACTGTCAAGAGCAGGCGGAGCCATGGGCGGAGCTATAACAACTAACTCAACCTTTGATGGACGTGACGTATCAGTTGACGGTACTAAGCTTGACGGTATAGAATCAGGTGCAACCGCAGATCAAACCGATGTGGAAATAAGAGCCGCTGTAGCATCAGCTTCAGACTCGAATGTCTTTACCAATGCAGACCATAGCAAGCTCGACGGCATAGAAGCCGCCGCAGACGTAACTGACGCTACAAATGTTACAGCGGCAGGGGCTTTGATGGATTCAGAAGTAACTAACCTTGCACAGGTTAAGGCTTTTGCTTCTTCTGACTACGCTACAGCAGCTCAGGGCACTACAGCTGACGCAGCACTTCCGAAAGCTGGTGGTACAATGACTGGTACTCTTGCAATGGGTGCTAATGCGATTACTAGTACAGGCACAATCTCAAGCGGGGCTATTACAAGTAACGGACAATCACTCTTTAAGGGTGCAGATACATCAAGTACTGCGTATGCAGCTCAGTTTCAAAATAGCGCGGGAACCACAATTCTTAGGGCGCGTAATGATGGTCGCGTCCTAATACCCTCTGGTTACCTATACGTTCAATCTAGTGATGGCATCTACTCTACTGGCTCAATCAAGGCTCGTGGCGGAATCACCAACGACGGAAGTAACAACCTGTCGATTAGCTCAGGGGGTTCTGATATTGAATTTAATAGCAAGAACTTTACTTCAGTTGGCACAATCTCGAGTGGTGCTATATCCGCAACAGGGTCAGCAAACTCAGGTAGTGCGGCTCATGTTCCTGCGGTCATGGCCTCTGGTAATTACGGTGGTGGTATAGCAACAAGAGATACAAAAGAAAGTGGTTGGTATCAGCAAACAAGTGGCGCTGATTGGCACTTCTACCACAACCGAACAGTCGCATCTGATACTCCTGCATCTAAGATAGTTCTTAGCTTTAACTCTTCAGGCAACGCTACCTTTGCAGGGACTATATCTTCAGGTGCTATTACAAGCAGTGGGACCATAACTACGAACGGCAGTTTTGTTGGCGTTAACGCAATTGTAGATAACGTAATTGCTAAAACATCTGCTGGTAATGTATCGGTTAAGACAAACGCAGGGGGTTCAATAGCCCGATTTAATAATAATTTAAGCACTGATTTTTTTGGCTCAATTGACGTAACAGGCTCAGTTGTAGCCGATGGGCTTACTGTAAATGCAACTGGATCGAGTTATCCAACAATATCACATTCCAATGGCAATAGAATTCAATTACAGCCAAGTTACAATTACTACAATGCCTATAGTCACATTTTTAGTAGCCTTAATGGAACAACTAATCATTTAACTATTGCAAACACAGGCAACGTCAACATCCCCAATGGCGGCCTAATGGTGGGAAGCACCACTGCGGCAAGTGCTACTTTAGAAGTGGGTGTTTTAACCTCTGGCTCTACTGGAAACGTGATAATAAACCACGAAGGCGGTGTCACTCCAGTATTGCAAGTAAAAGCGCGTACAAATAGGGCTATATTAGCAGTACAAGATAATGATACTTCTGGTTACATTAGTTCTGAGAATGGGATTTTTAGCATAGGTAGAAATTCAGGGTCTAATGCTAATAATATTAATATTGACGCAAATAATCGCGTGGGTATTGGCACTAGTTCAGTAGCAGGATATAGCAACGGTTCACTGCAAGTTCATGCTACTTCAGGTTTAGGTGCTGGCTTATGGCTAACAGAAAGCGCGTCAGGGTCTGGAGTTTCAGATGGTTTAAGAATTGTTCAATACAATAATAACTCTGTGTTATACAACGGTGAATCTGGTTATATGGCGTTTGGTACTGCTGGCTCAGAAGCCGCAAGAATCGATGCCTCTCAAAATCTTTTGGTGGGGACTACTTCTACCTCTACGCAAAACCTTACGTCTGGTGGCGGTACAGTTATAAGTTCAGCAGGAGGAGTAGCAAGCGCGTATCAAAGCGTTAGTGCATCAGACCCTGTTGTTAGCTTAAATAACACTGGCGTAGATTCTTCAATCATTGCCTTCCGCAAAGACGGCTCAACCGTAGGTAGTATTGGTAGTAACAGTGGTTATTTGTTTGTAGGCGGTACAGCGGGAAGTGATGCCTTTTTGTCATTTGGTGAAAGCGGAGTAAGACCTGCCACATCTGCTGGTGCGGCTAGGGATGCCGCCATTGACCTTGGTGGATCGAGTAATCGCTTCAAAGACGCTCATTTTTCGGGAACGGTGAACACCGAAGCAGTCAGCACAAACTCCCTAGACCTCCAAGCAATCGCTGTAAGCAACACAGATACAGCGGTTGACGTTTTCGTCTATGACACACGCAAAGACAGCGATGGTGGTGCATGGAGAAAGCGCACACAGAATACAAGTTGGTACAACGAAGCACTCAACACAAGTACTCGTGGAGCAAGAAAAGAATTTCCAAGTGTTGCTGTGATTGTGGCAGAGGCTGCTACGATTACTATTTATGACGGTGATGATCCAGACATGCCGATGTGGATGGTGTTTACAGTTACTGTTACGTATTCTGGAGGAATCATTACTGCGGGTAACTCAGGTATCGTAACAGCTATTTCAGCACTCAACGGAACGCTTGTTGTTCCTACAGGGCAAAGCACAGGAAATGCCGGAGTTAATGGTGTTTTTGCAATTGCATTTCCGTCTGACAGCGCAATCAAACACGGCTTTACGCAACTTTCCACCAATTTTAAACTCGATATTGCCCGAAGAAATGCGTCTAATGGTAGTGGCAACAACTACCTTTCCGGCATAAGTTTGCCTCGTCTTGTAGGTACTGGCGCCAACGATGTAGCCATGACCGTCCTCCCCAACGCACCAATCGACGCTGACACTGGACTACCTGTGCCAACCATAGCGGTTGCTACGAATGGTGGTGTGAGTGTGATTAAGGATGATGGGACTGTTGTTGATATTACTAATACTCAAGATAGCAGTACCTTTAATTTTTGCCAAGACGTTCAATTTAGAAGTGATGGCGGTATTGTATGGTCAGCAGATAGTACAGGTAATAGTGCTGCACCAAGATTTGTTCACGTACTTCATACAATACCAGCATCGGATTTTGTTCATACAGTAGTAGCAAATCCTACCAATACAGACGAATTTTATGCCCGGTCTAGTACTGCAGCTGACGCCCGATTCATCTCCACCTCAGGTCTTCAGGCATTAAAAGAAAGCACAGGTAGAACAAATGTTGGAACAACAGATGGTCTTAGTAGTTTTGCTTATAACAAAGCAGATGCAGCTAAAGGACTTACTAATCATATCAACTCCGACTACAACACAGGTTGGATGCACGGCGACATCAAATTAGCCACACTTTCGGATACTGATACTACGAATGCTGTTGGCACAGAGTTGGTTACTAATGGTGATTTTAGTAACGGAACTACAGGTTGGACAGACTATAGCGGAGGGACTAATTTCAGTGTGGTTAACGGACAGTTTGTAGCCGTAGATGATGCAGATCAAGTTATCACCGTTGTCGCTGGTAAAACTTATGTCGTTGAATGTGATGTAATTGCAGGTACAGGAATTAATATTTATGGTAACGGACAATCTACTGGCGCCGCCGTAGGGTTTGTTCGTAGTGCAACTAATCGAGATAATACATTTGTTGCGCCTACTAATGAAATTAGTGTGTATATCTACGCTGGCGCAACTGTAGACAACATCTCAGTACGCCTAGCCGAAGAAGACCGCAGTGTTAACGGCAAAGGTCTCCAAGTATTCGGCACAGTTACGAAGACGGCTGTAGCAACAGGTGCTGACCTTGTGGGTTACAGTGGGTTTAGTGCTAGTAACTATTTACAACAGCCTTACAATGCAGACCTAGACGTTGGTACTGGTGACTTTAGTGTGATGGGTTGGGTAAAGGCTTCTGCCATGCCCACCACTGAATTTCTTATAGAACGAGGCCGTGACTCAGGGTTTAATATTTATTGTAGCAGTACGAGCATTGTATTTAGAATAATAAGTGCGGTAATCCATACCGAAGCATTTCCTTTATCGATTTGGAAGCACGTTGTTCTGAAGCGTGAAAGCGGCGTTGCCTCAGTTTATGTCAACGGTGTGTTGGGATCTTCTGTAGTAAATACGGCCAACACTTCCGTAGCGTCTAATACTACTATTGGGGTGCATACAGGTATAGGAGATCCTGCGGCTAACAAATCCCTAGCCCTTTGGCGTATTTCAAATACAGCACCATCAGCAACCCAAATCGCTAAAATCTACAACGATGAGAAGCACCTCTTTCAAACGAATGCAAAGGCAACTCTTTACGGAACATCGAATGCAGTCACAGCACTTGCATATGATGACGATACAGAATTGCTTCATGTCGGAACAAGCGCAGGTCGCTCAGAATTTCAAGGACTCCGAAGAGTCAATAACACAACAGACGCAGTGAGTGCAGCAATCAGTGCAAGCAACGGCTTCATAGTAGAGGAATAAAAAATGGCAGTTAAATTTACAAAACCAGAAATTAACGTTCGCGAGAAGCTTGCTGAACTGGACAAACCTTCAGGAATTGCCGGAGAGGCGATGCTACGTGCTGAGACCCCGCAGGAGCAGTTTAATCTGATTGGCGCTGGTCGTAGGAACATGATTATTAATGGTGATATGCGAGTAGCTCAGAGAGGCACTTCTACATCAAACGTAACAACTAACGGCTATTTTACTGTAGATCGATGGTTTGTTGAGGGTGGAGGACAAGTCGCAGTTGATACCTCTCAAGTGACTAGCGATAATCCAGGCGGCTTTCCGTGCAGTATAAAGGTTTCTCGTAATAGCACGGGCGGTACTCTAGCTGCTAACCATGCCTCCATACTTGCGCAAAAAATTGAAGCTTCTACTCTGACGGGACTGGGTTACGGAACTCCTAATGCAAAAAGCATGACACTTTCGTTTTATGTAAAAGCGAGCATGGTAGGTAAGTACGCATTAAATCTATATGCTCAGGATAGCGGAAATGCTCGTATATACACTCATACTTACACTGTTGATACTGTGGGGGAATGGAAAAAAATAAAAATTACTGTACCCCCAGATTCTGCAGGTAATTTTAACAACGACAATGGAATTGGAATGTATATGCAATGGTTTTTCAGAGCCGGATCGACTTACACTACTGGAACCGATACAGATAAATGGTTGCCTTGGGTATCAGCAAACTATGGTAATTACGCCGCAGGCCAAGTAGATATATTCAGTCAAGCAAATAGTTACTTTCAAATCACAGGCGCCCAACTCGAAGTCGGCAAAGTCGCCACCCCATTCGAGCATCGTTCATACGGCGAAGAACTGGCGCTGTGTCAGCGTTACTTCTACAAGTGGGAGAGCGATGCTGGTTATAACTTTGCGGCGATGGGCTATTCCTACTCAACTACCGGCATAAATGCCATACTTCACTTCCCTGTAACAATGAGAGCCCAGCCTTCGCTGACTGTTGCTGGTAACTGGAGAGCCTGCTCTGCAACTTGTGTCACAGGGTCAGTCAGCGGAGGCTCATACAATACAGACTCTTCATGCATTCAGATGACCACTAGTGGAATATCGGCTGCAGTACCTTATATGTTGGGAGACGCTAACGATGCAACTGCATCTTTATCTTGGAACGCGGAGCTATAATTATGTATACATTTAAAATTAGTCAACATGAAACTCACGAAGATCATATATTTTCTTCTACTTCTAATTGCTTTATTCCTTTGGCTTCTGGCAATATGGACTATCAAAGAGTACTCGATGATATTATCGAACAAGGTGCTGACTGCTTTACAGGGGATATACCTACTGAGCTACAAACTGCCGCAGATGCAAAACAATTTGCACAACAGGTAGAAGCGTATAAAACAGCGAAAGCTCGCGTAGCGCAGTATCAACTTTCTGTAGGTGTACCAGAATCTACTCAAACTATTACTACTGGAATGCAAGAGTGGAACGAAGAAACAGGAGAAATGGAGGATGTTACAGAAACAGTTGTAATTCCTGCAATTCCTGCACTCGAAGCAACAGTCGAAGAAACAACTTATGATTTTGATACTGATACTAGCACAACAGCTACAGTCGCAAACCCAGTGATCGTAAAAGACAACGAAGAAAGAGCAGCAGCTCAAGCAATAATTGATGCAACCCCAGTGCCTGTAAAAACGCACGTTGACGGGTAAGGTAAAAGGAAACTACTAATGGCTTTAACTAAAATTACGAATAGTGCGATAGCTGATGATATCGGTCTTGGAGGAAATCCAACAACAAGTACTCAGACCGCAGGAAACAGCACCACACGAATCGCAACAACTGCATTCGTTTCTACTGCCGTGGCTAATTTAGTAGGCTCTGCTCCTGAAACTCTCAATACTTTAGCAGAACTTGCAACTTCTATTGGAAACAGTGCTACTCTTTCGAGTACACTTACTAGTAGTATTGCTACTAAACTACCTTTAGCGGGTGGTACTATGACTGGTAATCTCAACCTTGGAGACAATGTTAGAGCAAGGTTTGGTCTTGACTCTGATTTGCAGATTTATCATAATGCTTCACATAGCTATATTGATAATGCCGGTACTGGGAATCTCTATATTCGTAATGGATCGAAGAATAGTATTTTTGCAAGAGCAGGTGGAGAGATAATTCTTTATCATAATGATTCTGGAAAACTAGCCACCACCTCCACAGGCATAGACGTAACAGGCTCAGTGACAAGCACACAGCTAAAAATTGAAGGTACAGAGCCTCTTCTTTTCTTCAACGACACAACCACAGGTCACGATGATTGGAAGATGTATGCTGATTGGGATCAATTTCAAATACAGCAATATGTTAATGATACGACTTGGACTTCAAGATTAGTTTTTGCGGCTAATGGTAACGCCAGCTTCTCAGGAGCAATAACAGCCAACGCAGGTGTAGTGGTAGATACAATGACGCTTGACGGTTCTACTCTGTCAGCAACAGGCGACTTTATACTAGATTCTGAAGGCGATATTATTCTTGATGCTAACGGAGCAGACTTTCTTTTAAAAGATTCGGGTACTTTATTTCTTTCGGTTACAAACAGCTCTGGCGATACGATATTAGCAAACGCTGTACAAGATAAAGATATTTTTATCAGAGGTAACGATGGCGGAAGTACCATCACAGCCCTCACCCTTGATATGTCAGATGCAGGAACAGCAACATTTAATAATCATGTAAAAATTTCAGACGACTCGCAACTTAGCTTTGGAGCGGGTAATGATGCAACCATATCTCATAATTCTTCAAATAATAATTTTCAAATTACAAATAGTAATACAAGTGGGGGTATGGTAATACAGAATAATAGCTCTGCCGGAGGTATTGCACTACAACCTGTCATAAATGAAAATGCAGTTTTTTGTTCACCCAACGCTCAAGTAAGTTTATATCACAATGGAGTAGCTAAATTTCAAACAACCTCTGGCGGTGTTCAGGTTACGGGAGATATAAGCAATGCATCTGGAGACCTAACACTAGACGTTGCAGGAAACATTAATCTTGATGCTGACGGTGGTGAGTTTAGATTTAGAGATGGCGGTACGTTGTATGCTACAGCCTATCAAGGTGGTGGAGGTAACTTTTATTTAGCTAGTGCTGTTCAAGACAAAGACCTTATCTTTCAAGGCAACGATGGCGGTTCAACCATCACAGCCCTCACCCTTGATATGTCAGCGGCAGGTAAAGCTACTTTTAATTCTACAATCTCTAGTGGTGCTATTACAGCCACAGATGCTAACGCAAATCCTAAATTAAAAGCCGCATACAATTCTTCAAATTACATCGGAATCAGCCACGAGAAAATAAATGTTCAGGGTGGCGGTGTAGGTCTAATAATTCAAGGCAACGGAGTTGATAGAGCAACATTTGCGTCTGGGGGAGGCTTAACTCTTGCAAACGGTAATTTAACACTGACATCAGGTAGCGTGACAAGCACAGGGCTTACGGTTGGCAATACCAACATTGGTAGTAACTCAAGTCACCTTGTTAATTTAACTATTAATAACAACGGCTATATCGGCACTACTTATAATAGTACTGCAATTCAGCTTTCAACCGTTGGTGCGGCTACGTTTGCTTCTAGTATAACGTCAGCAGGAGTCACTTCTAGCAACAGCATAACCATGAACGCAGGAAATCTGTCCTTAAATAGCACCTCTGACGGCAACCAAGCATTTAGATACTATCGGGCAGATGGAACGCTTGTTGGGCAAATATATCCTTACAATAACCGTTACAATGTTCAAACGTATAACAACCAAGGCCTAAGATTAAAAAGTCATGGTTCAGGTCAAATTGAGTTAGAAGGTAATGTTGTTATAAACGAAGACAGCGCAGACGTAGACTTCAGAGTCGAATCAAACGACAACGCTAATATGCTGTTTGTTGATGGTGGTAACAATGCGGTCGGTATTGGTAACGCTGTTGCATCTAGTATGAATGCAGGGGCTAATCAATTAGTTGTAGGTAGTGGCTCTACTGGACAGGGTATAACTCTTTACTCTAGCACTTCTACAGCAGGTTCCATTCACTTTGCAGATGGAACTTCAGGTGATGCGGCTTATCGTGGTCAGCTAGTGTATAACCACAATGGCGATTACATGGCTATCCTTACAGCCGCACAGGAACGCATGCGCATCGACTCCAGCGGTAATCTTTTGGTGGGGACTACTTCTACAGGAATAAATACTTCTTCATCAGTCAAAGGACACAATTTCTTTGAGCACGGATACGTAGTTCATGCTCGTTCTGGGCAAACTGTAATGAGCCTGAATCGCCAAACAAATGACGGCACTATCGCTGACTTCCGCAAAGACGGCACAACCGTAGGTAACATTTCTAGTGTAGGCGGCACAGATATAAAAGTTACTTTTTCTAGTGATGGCGACCAGTACATTACAGGCAACTCTGCCGCTAACTATTTATCATTCAGCGCGGCTAATCAGGAGCGACTCAGGATAGATAATCAGGGGCGCGTGGGTATTGGTGTCAATCCTGCATACAAATTGCATATTTCAGGTGCTACAAACGCCAATGACGTAGTAATACAGAACTCTAGTCATGGTGTAGCTTTAAGGATGCAAGCTAACACTAACTCCATGAACATATTTACTACTGGTTCTAAACCTCTTTACTTAGGAACAAATAATACAGCAAATCAAGTAGTGCTTGATACGAGCGGAAATCTTTTGGTAGGGACTACTAGCACTTCATCGAGCACTCAAGGTATAAAACTTAGAGGCGACATTGATGCCATAATAGCAATGGCAGATGGACAACAATCTGCGTATTTCGGTAGGCTAAATTCCGATGGAGAGATAGTTTCGTTCAAAAAAGACGGCACAACCGTAGGTAGTATTGGTAGTCGTATTGGCACTGGAATTACAATAGATAGCGGTGGATCGACAGACGGTCTTTTAAAAAATAATGGAGCTGAAAGTTTTGGTTGGAATGCTAATTATTTCTATCCAAGAACAGACAACAGCAAAGACTTAGGTTTAGGCGTTTTACGGTGGAAAGACCTCTATTTATCAGGCGGAATCTACTTAGGCGGTACAGGCGCGGCTAATAAGTTGGATGACTACGAAGAGGGGACTTGGACTCCTGTTCTAAACTTTGGCGGAGCAAATACAGGGATGACAGCTAACGTACAAGTAGGCAGATACACTAAAATTGGCCGTATGGTCTATTCATCTTTCAACATTCAACTAACAAATAAAGGCACATCAACAGGTGGCGTCACAATTACAGGCAGTCCATTTGGAAACTATACAAGCAGTCAAAATAACGCAGGCACAGTTATTTGTGAAGTTAGTGGAGTAGATTGGCCTCAAAGCGGTGTATACGGCATGATTTGGTCAGATTCAAAAATTTATTTGCGTTCACAAGGGCTTACAAGTTATGCAAATATTACTAACACTAGTTTCTCAAATGGAACTAGAATTTTTGGAATGATGGTGTATGAAACCGCATAACCATACGCCTAGTGGATTCTAGGCACGGACAGGAGAAACAAAAATGGCATTAACAAAAGAAATAACACAAGACAAAATCGAAATTGTGGGTGTAAATAAGCACATTCAGATAAGAACAAAAACAGCAGTACTAGAAGATGGTGTGGAACTCTCAAGTAGCTTTCACCGTCATGTAGTTTTCTGCGTATCTTCTGTAAAAAATGATGATGACACTTGGACTCATACTGATACTGATGTATCGGCAGAAAGTGCAGAAGTGCAAGCAATCGCTACAGCAGTGTGGACAGATGCGGTCAAAGCAGAAGCAAAAACAGCGAACGAAAACGCAGGCGTGTAGAAACAATAACCTGCAGAAAAAAAGTATTTGACATTTCAGCATGTTATTGCTATACTTACCTAAATCCTAATAAATCCCGCTCCTGAAGCAAGCATTCAACCAGAGAAAAATATGTCAAAATCCAAAGCAAGATTCCTCGCTGAACTTCTATCTTCAGACGGTAAGGTAATAAAAGCAAAATCAGAAGCGTCTACTATTATAGTCGGTGATTTACCTACTATTCCAAATTCCAAGCTACAAAACTCAAGCGTAACAATTGCAGGTTCAGGGCTTTCTCTTGGTGCATCTTTAACTTTAGATACAGCGGATGTTACTGAGCATACTGATTATAAGTACTATACAGATGCTCGAGCAGATGCTCGCATTGTAAATGCAGGAAGCGCAAACTGGAACACAGCCTACACTGTAGCAAATGCTGCTCTACCAAAAGCTGGCGGTACACTCACAGGCAACCTATCACTTGGCGATAACGTCAAGGCTCAGTTTGGTGCGTCTAATGATTTACAGATTTATCATGATGGTAGCCATAGCCGAATTGTAGATGCGGGGACAGGCATAATGACAATTCAGGCATCGTCGCAGTTGGGAATTTACAACGCAGACGGTACACAAGTATCTGCTGAGTTTGTTAATGACGGCAAAGTTGGACTTAGATTTAGTGGCTCTGAAAAACTAGCAACGACAGCCACAGGAGCCGATATCACTGGGGTTCTGACAGCCGATGGGCTTACTGTAGAAGGTAACAGCATATTTACTACTGCTGACAACAGCGCACAGGTTACGCTTATTTCTACAGATACTGATGCTCTTGTTGGACCAAAGCTTAACCTTTGGAGAAACTCTGGAACTGGGACAAACGGAGACTTAATTGGTGAAATCACCTTTACTGGTGAAGATACAATAGGTTCTACAAATGTTTTTGCTTCTATTTCATCTATTGCCGAACAGACTAACAACGGTGCAGAAGACGGTTCTTTACACTTTAATACCCTTTTAAATGGCACTTTAGCAAAAAGACTTTCAATAGGTTCGGCAAGTTCAGGCGGAGACATCAGCTTTTATGATTCTTCTGGCACAAGTCAAAATTTCTTCTGGGATAGTTCTACCTCGCGACTAGGGCTAGGCACAACGGTTCCAACAGGATTGCTTTCATTCCAAACAGCAACTGGCACTAACAACACTAGCTATAACATTATTGACGCAACTACAGATAATCCAACTTACAAAGCACAAATTAATTTAGTACGAGAAGGCTCAAGCGGTCAGCTTGGATGGGCGTTTCTTACAAACAGCGTAGGCTCACCAACTGAGAGATTAAGAATATCGCATGACGGCTCACTATCCACCCCAACCGCAGGAACCTCTAACGTCCGATTCGGTGTCAACGCAGGTAACAGCATTCAGAGCGGTGGTAATTATAATACTGTCATAGGCGATGAAGCAGGTACTGCGATTACTACGGGTGATAACAATGTTGCAGTCGGTCATGCCGCTTTAAGCGCAAACACCACAGGCCAATATAATATTGCTGTGGGTAAGGGTGCTTTATTAGCTAATACTACAGGTATTAGAAATACTGCGACAGGTGAGGCGGCTTCAGGCTCAAACACCACCGCAAACAGCAACACAGCAACAGGTTATGGTGCTTTATATACGAACACTACAGGTGCAGGTAATACCGCAGTCGGAGACTCTGCTTTAACCTCAAACACTACCGCATCTAACAACACTGCTGTTGGTTTAAGTGCTTTATACGCAAACACCACAGGCACTTACAACGTAGCTCAAGGCTATCAAGCCCTTCAAAATAACACTACGGCTAGTAACAATGTCGCTGTAGGAAGGCAAGCTCTTCGCGTAAACACCACAGGTGAAGCTAATACTGCTGTTGGTTCTTTAGCACTAGACGCTAATACGACAGGCGGCTTTAATACAGCACTGGGTGTTTATGCTTTAAGTGGAAACACTACTGCCGATAATAACACAGCCGTTGGTTGGAGTTCTTTAAAAACAAACACCACAGGCAATCGTAATACTGCTAGTGGTTTTGAATCCTTAAAACTTAACACTACAGGATTAAGTAACGTAAGCATTGGCGCATACTCTTCAAAGAACAACACTACCGCTTCATATAACGTAGTGGTTGGTGATGCCGCTTTCTTTATCAACACAACAGGTGCTAATTCTGTAGCAGTTGGTTATGAGGCTCTTAAAGCTAATACCACAGCTTCTAACAACACAGCGGTTGGTTATCGTTCTTTACTCGCAAACACCACAGGCACAAACAACGTAGCTCTTGGTTCAAGTGCAGGTGCGGCTCTTACCACAGGCTCATCAAACATTCTCATAGGGTCAAATACTGGTGACGCATTAACTACTGCGAATGAAAATGTTGCAGTAGGGCATTTTTCTATGTCAAACAATGTTTTAGGTGCTAAAAACGTAGCTATTGGTACAAGTACACTATCTGCTACGAACCCTGCATCTGCCGCTGATATGTACAATGTCGCTGTAGGCTTTCAAGCAGGTAACGCAGTAACCACAGGCTATGATAACACTCTAATAGGTGGTCTTACAGGTGATTCTTTAGACGTAGGGCATAGAAATGTTGCGCTAGGGCGCAGTGCATTAGGGGCTGATACAAAAGGAAACAAGTCAGTAGCTATAGGTTTTTCAGCCCTTGATTCGCAAAACTTTACATCTGCTACAGACGCATACAACACCGCAATAGGATATATCGCAGGTTATGCAGTAACCACAGGCATTAAAAATACAATCCTTGGGGGTCTTGCGGGTGACGCAATTACTACAGGCAATACTAATGTTGCGTTAGGTTATGCCGCACTTAGTGCTAACACCACAGCATCTAACAACACAGCGGTGGGAACAAGTGCATTAACCGCTAATACTACAGGCGCAAGTAATACAGCCGTTGGTGTAAATGCTTTAGCTCAAACCACCACTGGTAGTTCTAACTCTGCACTGGGTTTAAATTCTTTACTTTCAAACACCACAGGCACAAACAACGTAGCAATGGGGCAACAGGCTTTAAATAATAACACCACAGCTTCTAACAACGTAGCAGTAGGTTTTCAGTCTCTATACGCAAACATTACAGGGGCTTCTAATGTTGCCATAGGGCAAGGCTCTTTAGGATCAAACACTACAGCCGCTAACAACGTAGCTGTTGGTAAAAATACTTTAGGCTTAAACACCACAGGCACAAACAACGTAGCGGTTGGGGCTAACGCTTTAGATGCTAATACGACCGCCTCTAATAACGTGGGTATAGGACTTAATGCCGCAGGAGGAACAACCACTGGCGGTAATAATGTTGCTATTGGAACAAACAGCTTGTTGACAAACACTACAGGCAATTCAAATGTTAGCATCGGTACGTATGCTCTTAACGCAAACACCACAGCATCTAACAACACAGCAGTGGGTTATGCTTCTTTAACCGCAAACACCACAGGCAGAGACAACACGGCTCTGGGTTATAGCGCAGGGGCAACTAACACTACAGGCCTTGAGAATACCGCCATTGGCATGTACGCCTTGAGATTCAATACTACAGGAGAAACAAACACTGCTGTAGGCTTACAGGCGCTTCACCGAAATACAACGGCTAGTAACAATACGGCTGTTGGTAGAAATGCTATGGAGGCAAATACCACAGGCACTACTAATGTTGCAGTTGGTGCAAATTCTTTAGATGCTAATACTACAGGGGCTTCAAACGTAGCAGTGGGTTATTTTGCTTTAACAGACAGTGTGTTAGGTGGTTTGTCTACTGCTGTCGGCACCTATGCTTTACAAAAACAAAACCCTGCAACTGCCACCAATATGTACAATTCGGCATTTGGCTATAACGCAGGAAATAAAATAACCACAGGCATCCAAAACACCCTCATTGGTGGCCTCGCAGGTGATGCGCTTACTGAGGCTGACGCAAACGTAGCTATTGGTAAAGGAGCATTAACTACAGATACTCTTGGAAGCTCAAGTGTTGCAGTAGGAAATAATGCTTTAACAAATCAAAACTTTACGTCTGCTACAGATACTTACAACGTAGCAGTGGGTAAAAACGCAGGTCTTGCAGTAACCACAGGCACTCAAAACACATTCGTGGGGGGCTTGTCAGGTGATGCGAATACTACTGCTTCTTACAACACAGCGGTTGGTTATGCTTCTTTAGGCGCAAACACTACAGGGGCTGACAATACTGCGGTCGGTAGAACTGCGTTGGAAAACAACACTACCGCATCTAACAACACCGCAGTTGGAAAGGCGGCTTTGGCGCAAAATACAACAGGCGCACAAAATACTGCTTTAGGCTCTCTTGCTTTAAACTTAAACACTACAGGCTCACAAAATGTTGCAGTAGGTACTTATGCTTTAGATGCTAACACTACTGGAGAGAACAATACTGCACTTGGTTGGGGTTCTTTAACTGCTTCTACTACAAGTTCAGGAAACACAGCAATAGGTTCTATAACTTTATTTTCAAACACGACTGGCTATGGTAATACAGCGATGGGTCAGGAGTCTTTAAGATACAATACTATAGGAGCTAACAACGTAGCTTTAGGTTATCAGGCTTTAGTAGCAAACACCACAGCAAGCTATAACACTGCTGTTGGAGCTTTAGCTTTAGACGCTAATAGCACTGGTAGTAGCAATACAGGTTTAGGTTCAAGGGCTTTAAGTTCTAATACCACAGGAGCAAGTAACACTGCCGTTGGTGAAGGGGCAATGGTTACTACCACTACAGGCGGAAATAACACCGCAGTGGGTGCAGGTGCTTTAATATCTAACACTACAGGCGGCTACAACACCGCATTGGGTTTCTCATCTTTAAGCGCAAACACCACAGGCGCGATAAATACAGGAATTGGCTATCAAAGCCTTTATTCCAATACAACTGGTTATCAAAATACGGCAATCGGTGGGGCTTCAGCTTATTCAAATACAACGGGGTTTTTTAACGCCGCGTTAGGTCAGGCGGCGTTGTATTCTAATACCACAGGAGATAACAATACAGCACTAGGTATTTATGCTCTAAACGGTAACACGACAGCAGATAACAACACAGCAGTGGGTAAATCAGCTTTATTCGCAAACACCACAGGTGGAGCAAATGTAGCCGTTGGTAAAGACGCATTAAAATCTAACACCACGGCTTCCAACAACACCGCAGTAGGCTACCAATCACAGGAAGCAACTACTACAGGGGCGGCTAACACATCGGTTGGACTACACTCACTAAGGTTTAACACCACAGGCAATAACAGCGTAGCAGTCGGGTATTTAACATTAGATGCTAACACCACAGGCGAAAGAAACGTAGCTTTAGGTGCTGAAGCACTAGGTCACAACACAACAGCATCGGCTAACTCCGCAGTGGGTTACAAGGCACTGTTTGAAAACACGACAGGCGCTAGTAATACTGCATTGGGTCAAGACGCTCTAAGAAACAACACTACCGCCTCTAACAACACCGCAGTGGGTTTGTCGGCTTTAAAAGCAAACATTACAGGAATTAATAACACTGCGTTAGGCTACAATGCAGGACTGAGTATGACTAGTGGTCAGCAAAATGTCTTTGTAGGCGCTCAATCTGGTGACGCAATTACAACTGGCGAAAATAATACAGCCGTAGGACAAGGTGCTTTAACCAATGATGATGTTGGTTTAGGGTCAACAGCCATAGGTACGCAAGCTATGGTTCATCAAAACATGGCTAGTGCGGGTTACACTTTAAATACCGCAGTTGGATTTCAGTCGCTATACTACAACGTCACTGGTGCGGCAAATACAGCTTTAGGCTATCGTGCCGCTTTTGGTAGTGTTTCTGGAGCTAGTCACAGTTCTAACACAGCTATCGGGTATCACGCGCTCAAGGACATTACTACAGGTAATTCAAACACGGCAGTCGGCGCGGGTTCTTTAGACGCAAACACCACAGCCTCAGATTGTACAGCAGTTGGTACAAATGCTTTAAGCACAAACACTGTAGGTCAGAGTAATACTGCCGTAGGTACAAGTGCTTTACAGGCAAACCTCAATGGCACACGAAACACAGCAGTGGGAAGGACAGCCTTACAATCTAATACGTCAGGTAGCGATAACACTTCAATGGGTTATTTTGCTATGTACAAAACCACAAGTGGCGGTTTAAACTCAGCATTCGGCAAAGACGCTTTAAGAGAACAAACGTCAGGTGCTAATAACGTAGCTTTGGGTTATCAAGCATTAACCGCCAACACCACAGCGTCTAACAACACAGCCGTTGGTCATCAGGCTTTAGGCTCAAACACCTATGGCGCTCAAAATACAGCCGTAGGCAGGTCTGCGATGGCTTCTTATGTTGGTAATTACAACAATACTGCAATAGGTTATGGCGCAGACTCTACCGGAACTGGCGGTAATGGTAATATTAGCATAGGGTATGAAGCACAAAAATCAGCAGTAAACTCAGCAGGGCAGTGTACGCTAGGTAATAGTGCTATTACTAACTTGCGCTGTAACGACACCTCAATTTCATCATTATCAGACAGCCGTGACAAGACTGACGTTATAGACTCACCTTATGGTTTGGACTTTATTAACACTGTAAGACCTGTTCAGTTCCTTTGGGATACTAGAGACGGCAACGCAAAAGACGGCAGCACTCGCATAGGCTTCTTAGCACAAGAATTACTAGCGGCTACTGACGGCAACAACGCTGTATTAGATTTAGTACTGGATGATAACCCTGAGAAGCTAGAAGCTAAATACGGCAACCTGTTACCTATCGCTATACAAGCAATACAAGAACTCTCAACACAACTAGATGCCGCACTTGCCCGCATCACAACTCTAGAAGGATAAATAATCATGACAAACCGAACAGCAGAAGAACTAGCATCAGACTTCACAGCAATGGGGCATAGCGTAGACTTAATAACAGACGTAATCGCAGGAAATCAAATGGCAGATGAAAGTGCATCAGATCGACAAGACTGTGTTGATCGTAATGTAGCTCATTTGGAAATAATGGTTGCAAAGAGCGACTGGGGCAGTGAGAGTATGACGGCTACAAACAGTGCTATTGCAACAGGAAAGGGCTACACAGCCTCATAGGAGATAAATCATGGCAGTACTTTGGAAAGTAATCCAAACAGAAAGAGAAACAACAAATAATGGCATTACAACGTGTCATTGGACAGCAACTGATGCAGAAACAGTAGGTTCTGGAGATTCAGCAGTAGTACATACAGGGTCTAGTTATGGTTCGGTTGGTTTTACACCTGATCATACTGCTGGAGGCTTTACAGCTTATGCAGACGTAACGGAAGCAAATGCAATAGCATGGGTAAAAGCATCACTTGGTGCAGATCAAGTGGCAGCTACTGAAGCCGCAGTCGCAGCTCAGATTACTGAGTCAAAGACACCTTCGAACGTTTCTGGCGTACCTTGGTAAGGCAATAAAAAAGGGACTTTGCAGTCCCTTTTCGTTTTACTACTCTTTAAACTACTTCACCTTCTTCAGGTGCTTCAGTCGGGGCTGGGTTCTCCAACTCCTCCTGTAATAGTCCTGTAAAGCCTCGAATACCTACTTCGATTTGGTCAAGCTTCGCACGAGTTTGATTTGCTTGTGTCTGCATGTCCTGTACCTGTGATACTAGGTACTTTGCTTTATCAGAAAGATCGTCTACTTTGTACTCTTTGTCGTTCATAGAGATGGTTTGTACTTCATTTTCAGTTACTTCAGTCATTATAATGTCCTATTTAAATAGTTTTGCTAGTGATATTATCAGTAGCGTGGTTTTATACTATTTCGCAAGCTCCGCCTACACAGGCAAGTTCTTGAGATCCAGTAGTGTTATCTTCCTTTTCAAATTGAGATAGCTCTTCCCAATTTACATTTTGTGGCATTGCCGCCACTAGCTCATCGTACTTCTCAGCACTGATGTCTTCATAGGGAGCTTGTTGATATACATGGTCACTAGTCGGTAATAGACTAATACCGGAGCACATATCAAAATTATCCCATATCCATTGTGCTACCTGTAGATACTCGCTATCAGTATAGTATACAGTCACACTTGGTTTATGCTCGCACCAATGATTCTGGTACGTCTTCCATAGAGCTAACTGCTCCATTGCTCCTACTTCTTTCACACAAGTACTAGACTCAGGCGCCTTTACAGGGAAACTAAAGACTACAGAAGAGGCGGACATAACGTCATTCTCTACTGGGAATCCTGCTTGCTCCATATAGAGTGCAAGTGGGTCTTTCTTGTCTGAACGTACTCTCCGAATGTAATGCTTACTGAAGCGAGGATGAATGCCGGAAGCACTGTCAACAAGCTGAGAAACAGTGCCGCTAGGCTTAACGCATGTAATAGCCACAGACTGATTAACACCAAGCTTTGCAGCCCACTCTTTATTTGTTTCAATACTAACATCTCTCATCTCCTCTAACCATGTTGCTAACATAGGAGACTCGGCCATGCCGTTCTTGCCTCCGAGTACATCATGATCCATTATGCCTGTTAAGCTTACGCCCAACAATGCTTCTTCTTCAGTATTACGCTTCCAGCGCACCCGCAGATACCTAAAGTCTGTAAGAGTTGACTGTAGAGTACCAATAATGGTTGCTATTCTTACTTTCTTCTTTAAAGTTTCAAGAGTATCGTCTGAACGTACAACTACTTCTGATAAGTTACAAAACTCATTACTTCGTAGAATAATCTCAGAACAAGGGTTAGTACCGAAGTCATGAGTTGCGTCTCTACGACCATTACGTGCTGCAATCTTCTGAGCTGCTACACGACTAAAGAGACCTCGCTCGCCTGCTTTAGATTCATATAAGTTCTTCATCTCGTTAAGGTATGCTTCGAAGTCAGGCTTCTCAGTATACGCTACAGAGTTGTTTGCGAGACGACGTTGACCTTCGTTTTCCCACCAAGCGCCAGATTTAGCTTTTGACATACGTTGATCAGAAAGATTTGAAAGACTAATAAGAGCAGAACGACGTACACCGCCTACTACTACAATATCCGCAATCTTACATACAACATCATGGCACTCGATACTTGTCAACTTACGACCTGCCGCTTTTTGGAAAATGTTTACGCAGAAACGAAACAAATCTTCTAAAGGCTCAGGTCCTGAAGCTCTTCCACCAAATGTCTTAAGTCTAGCACCTGCTGGACGTACTCGGCTCATGTCCCACTGAGGTAGTTTACCTGCATAAAGCATGGCAATCAACTCACGGAAGGCACTTGCCCATCCTAGCTTACTATCACTTACTACAATAGTAGAACTTGTTTTATGGAAAGTTTCAGCTACTTCTGGTAGTTTAGTAATAAAATTACGTTCTACACTAAAGCCTACTCCAGTTCCGCACATTAATACATACATAAGCTCGTCAAAAGCTCGTGGATGATCAATGTGTAAATAACTACAGTTAAAGCCTGCAACGTTATCACGTTTAAGTGCTTCTCCTGCTGTCATCATACAACGCATAGAAGGCATAACCTCCATAGCTTGAATAGCATCAAACAACTCTTGACCCTCTTCGTTGTTCAACTGCTCTCTTTCTTTGAAGAAATCAACATAACGATGTACTGTCTCTTCCCAAGTCTCTCTGCGGCCTTCTTCTTCTAGCCAACGTGCATACCTGCTTTTATGAATAAAACTTTGATACTGATCCATTAACTCATCTTCCTTTGTATTTCGGATATATTATCCGCGCCTATTGCATCGTCGCAATATGTTATTAAATCCATCAACTCATAATTCTTTAAAAGAACTTCTGCGTTCTGGTTCAGTTCTTGAATGTATTTATAGTGTCCATTCAAAGGCACACTATCATATATAGTCATTGCATCGCCGTAATCTCGTATAAGCTGTTCTGCTCTCTTCGGGCCAATACCGTTTATACCTGGAACGTTGTCTCCTTTATCGCCTGTGAGACACTTAAAAGAAATGTACTCTTCAGGTGTGACATTGTAGTGCTCGCTCCAGTTATCTGCTGTAACCTCTTTTCGAGTAACATATGAGAATCTACTTACATCTTCTTGTATTAGCAAATCCCAATCTCTATCACTAGATACTAGCCATATCTTATCTAAATCATACTGCTTCTTTTCTTTCACAAGGTGGGCGGCAAGATCATCCGCCTCTACACCTTGGAACCTTAGTACTGGGTAGTCTTCTGCTAGTAACTCTAGTGTTTCTTCGTACTCTTCAAAGAAGTCAACAAATGCTTGCTTCTCCGCTTCTGTTTGTGTGGCATACTTATCTTTACGATTCTGCTTGTATTCGGGTAAAATCTCTTTGCGGTAGCTCGAAGAGCCCCAGTCTGCAGTAATAATAATATTACTACAGTTATATGAGTGTGCTAAAGATTTTACTGTTTCTACGTACTGATTACGAAAATCTGTTCTACCTTGATGTTTCCAACGAAAAGCTAAGTTTAGTGCGTCTACGATTAGATAGGTACCTTGATTACCTGCTACTCGTTCATTAAAATTAAAAGCCACCTATCCACTCCGTCTTTTCTGCTTTCAACCAATCTTCGGCTAGTAGTACATAACAATTTAAAAACCTGATATACAGATACTCATCTGTATTTTCTGGTAAATTTTCCGTTACTACGAATACTGCTGATCGATCATACTTAAAAAATAGCATAGGCTTTTGATCGCCTCCTGCCGCTTGTATTACAACTTTCTTCCACCACCTGATAAGATTATTTGTTTTTTTCGCTGTAAATATTTTATCGTTGAGTGCAGTCTCTTTGTAATTCTTTACCTCTATACAATAGTGATTTCTCTGATTAGGGACATATATGTCCCCTTTCAGATACTCTAGAGCGCCAGAGGCAGGCACTCTTTCAAACTTTAGTCCGGTCGCTATCCTCAGCATGTCCCTCACTAGGTACTCGCCTCTCGCTCCCTTCGCTCTCGAATCTACCATCTTTATCCTCATCTTTTTCGTTGGCCGGCTCCACTACGTCGTGAAACCACCAACCTCTGCGCCTACCTGCTGACATTCTTACTCCAGTATACTGATGTTTCCATCCTTGACTACTTCGATCTTTTCGAGTAGAGGGTGTGACCAGCCATGAGATACTATATAAGTGTTAAGGTCTTCTCTTAATAGAACTTCTACTAGCTTTTCTCTACCTTGATCGTCGAGTACATTAGTTACTTCGTCTAAGAACAATATATTGATTTTAGACTTAGAAATACTACTCATTAACTTACGAATTGCTATGAGAGTAGCGGTGTTTACCCTAGCTAATTCCCCTGAAGAAAGTGCTAGAATGTCTACTACATTACCATTGTCGGTAATTTGTACGTTTAATTTATCATTTGAAACAACAAACTCTAAGGTAAAACGTCCGTCAGAGAGTTCAGCCAAGTATTCGTTGGCCATCTCTTCAAGTTCTCCAACTAAGTTTTCGATCTTATAAGCTAGCAATCCATTTGTACTAAAAGACTTCTTCAATACTTCTAAGTCAGATTCTAACTTTTGATTTCCTGCCAGCTTACCGTCGTACTCTTCTTGCTGTTCAACGAACTCTGCTGTTTGTTCCTGTATAACTTGTATACGAGTGTTGAGCTTTGTTCTTCTTTCGTTCTCTGCTGCATTTTCTGCCAACTGTGTACGAGCCTTTCGCAACTTGCTCTGCACGGCTTCCAGTTGTATATCCAACTCTGCTTTATCCAACATTGAGAGTGGCAAAGAACTATCATAAGAACGGTACAATTCTTCCCAGTCTTTCTGAGCTTCGGCATTCCGTTGATACTCAAGATTCTCTGCCTTAATTCGTATAATCTCTTTTGTAATTTTCCCAATCTTTATTGTAGCTTCAATATAATTTTCCTGCTCTACCGCAATCATAGCTTTCTCAGCAGAGACATCTATCGGTTGCTTACAAGTAGGGCATACTTCCTTCAATTTCTCGAGCTTTGCTAACGTTCGCTTTGCACCCGCAGCGACTGCTTGTAAAGACCCTAACTCTCCTTGTAGTTCATCATAAGAAACTAAGGTTGCTGTACTAGTAGAGACAGCTGCTATATCTATTTGATCGAGTAAGGTCTTATACTGATTATTTTGTTGGATTTTTTTATTTTTATCAGAGATATTTTCAATTTCTACCATTATAGAACTTAAAGCTTTCTCATCTTCAGATGTATCAATATCCAAATCCAACATGGGCAGTATGAATGTATCACTCAATTTATTTGTATCTAACCATTTTTCTACTGTTGCAAGTTTCCCTGCTATGGTAGAAGATATACTCGATACCTCTTTTGAAGCGGCTTTAAAGACTTCAAATAACTCAACGTACTTTTCTAGGTGCAACAAATCAATAAGAAACTTCTTTCTATTTGCGTCTGTAGCAGTTAAAAATTGCAAACTCGCATTTGTATTCTGATAAACTAATTGCGAGAAAGTTTTAAAGTCAACTCCGAGAACTTCTTGTAGACTCTTATAAGTATTAGTCGCCGTATGGCTAGAAACATCTATTCCATTCTTCTCGAGTTTTACTTTGATATTGGTTTTACGGTTGATGGTAATCTCGTACCGATCTTCATCTTTCATGAACGAGAGATAAATGTTATAACCGTTGTTCACATACCTGTTAGGTATATCTGCTTTTTTGATACCTTTAGAGTTTTTATTGTATAACGCTTCTTCAATGATTAACGGTATGGAGGATTTCCCCATACCGTTAGTACCAAGGATTTGTGTAACAGTGTTATCGTCTAGTTGTAACTCATTACCAGCACCATAGCTAAAGCAGTTATCCCATCTCAACGTTTGTAGTGTAATCATTGTATGTTCCTATGATGTCTGGTATTTTGTCAGTATTAAGTTCTAAGATATATGTTAGATACTCTACTAACTCTTCTTGTATCGTCATGTCCTTATCCATAATTAAAGAGGCTTCGGACTTTCGTTTTACTACTTTCTTATCCAACAGTTCGGAGTTCTTTACTGAGGCTAAGTCTTGTATGTCGCCTTCTACTTCATAAATTGTATGATCAAAATCAGTGGCTAACATATCTTTATCACTGGTAACTGTCTTTCTTATTAGCTGTGGTAGTTTGAACTCTTCCCACATCCAGCTCCAGTCTTGCTCGTTAATTAGTAAGTATCCTGTCTTTACTAAGGCTCTATGAAAAGAAGTAGTCATAGGGCTTCCAGGATATACTATGTTCTGCTGACAGTTGCTATGAGAGTGCAAGTCTCCTGCAAATACTACAGGGAAGTCCTCAAACATAGCTAAGTCAACCTCAGGCTTAACATGAGGAGGTATCTCTCCTCTGACATGGGTAAACAAGGGCTTGCTCGTATCAAAATGATCTATACTACCCTTTCTGTGTAGATCTGCATAAGGCAATATGCCGTATCCAAGATCGTTATCAACATAAGAAATATCTACTATGTTGATTAAAGGGTTGATGTCTCTGGAGACTTGCTTCAACTGTGTAAAGAATGTTTTATTCTTTTTAGTTGCTTCATGGTTTCCATCGTAGATAATAGTTGGAATCGATACTCCACGAATAAACCTGAAGTAAAGTTCCAACTCTTCCATATTCGGTAGACGATCAAAGAGATCGCCTCCGATTATGTGCATATCACATTCTTTTTCTAGTTCATATACTTGCTCAAAGAACATTTGATAACGGTTTGTTGCCCACTTAACTGGGACATTTTTCTGCCCCAGCTTTATGTGCCAGTCTGCCGTAAATAATATCACCCTACGTTGAACTCAGCGTCGAGAGCTTCGTCATCAGTCTCTGCACCGTGGTTACGGAGACGATCTAACAACTCTTTCTGTGCGTCAGAAGTAGGACGGCTCATAACATCATCCATAGACTTTAAGTCTGCAATAGATGCTAATTCGCTTTCTGTAAGAGCACGAGGCTTGCACTTCAATGCTTGGAGCTGGTACTCAACATTGTAAGGTAATGGGCCTGTCTTTACTCGCTTGAAACAAATGTCCCAGCCAGTTGTAGTATCAGTAGGGTCGCCTAAGTCTTCAGCAGCAGTAATAATTTGCTCCCACAACTTCTTCTTGAGGTTTGCTACTTTGACTGTACCATCGCTTGGGTCAATAACTTGACAAGCGTAGCTCCAGCCACATTTAAGGTCAGGGTAGTACTCGCGTACCCAGTCCTGCTCTTTGTTGTTGAATCGCTCAGAATTTCTATCAAAAGATAGACACTCTAAAGGAATGTTTTTACCGTTCTCACCCTCAATCCAGTAAACGTAACGTGCAAGAATGTCGCCAACTACGCGCATTTTGTTATCGCCGTCTTTGTATTGAAAAGTGTTAATAGATGATTTTTGGGCTCCGCCCGTTTGCTTATTAAATGATAATGCCATTAGTGTATAGTCTCCAGTGTGACTTCTTCATATATAAAAGTGATTTCATCATCTAGTACAATGAGTAGCCTGTTATCTTTGATTTCGTCTAAATCCACAGGACAATGTAGTGGATCTAGCGTGGTTTTGTTATATGCAATATAGTCTGCATAGTTTCGCAAGGAAGCTAAAGCATAATATATGCACAGTTCTTTTTGTGTGTACTTATAGGAATGGTACAGGAGCAAATCTCCGTGAAGAAGAAAGCAGGAACCTGTAAAATTTTTATTAGAATATTTATAGATACGATCAAACTTGTTACGAGGGATCTGTTTGTTTATTAACATTTCCATGATCGTGTTGCAAGCTGGAATATTTCCATCTGCCGTATCGTAAACCTTCTTCCAATCAAATAAGAGCACTATTATACATCCTTTTAACCTTCCTGTCAAGAATTATTTTTTTAAAGGTACTTCATGTTCCAACCCTGCTTCATATAGAACCCGACACGATTTGAGGCTTGTTTTCGAGCCGTATTTCCTTTCAGGTGTATATCAACTACAACAGGACTTATCTTACCTTCCTTTTTACGAATTACTCGTCCTACAAGCTGTGTGAGTAAGGGTTCATTGTTCACGGGCGTAGCAAGTATGAGACAACTTAATGTATCTACTGATATGCCTTCGGAGAAAATTGCTTGCGTTCCGTAAAGAACATTTGCATCTCCGTAGAGAATCTGGTCTACAAGCTTTTCTCTATCTTCGTGAGCAACTTCCCCTGTCACACACACTGCTTTATCTCCCGTCAATTCAGAGCATGCTTTCAGAAAGCTTACTCGATCGCTTACTACTAGTACTTTATGCCCTCTTGCGGCGTAGGCCGCAGCAAGCATTGCTATAGTATGCCGATACTCCTCATCGTTTGACAACTTTGTTACTCTGTTAGCCCAAGGTGTTTTAGCACCATCCATGAATCTAATATCGGAAGCTACTAGGTGTACTGTAGGGGTCATATAGTTTTCTTTTGGTGGCTTAAAAAGAGTATTACCAAAGTAATCTCTGAACACAACGTGCTTACCATCCTTTCTTTCTATAGTACCCGACAGACCTATCTTATATCTACAGTAGTTTGTATCTAAGATTTTAGAAAAGGTAGGACTGCTAACATGATGCATCTCATCTAGTATGACAGTCCCGAACTCCTTACGAATCTTTTCTACGTTTCGGTACAAAGTCTGCGTATTACCAATTACGATAGGACTATCAAGATCAAAGTGACCACTGCCTATGATGCCTGGTTTAAATCCGTAGACTTTCTCTACCTCTTTTGCCCATTGATTACGCAGAGCGACAGTATGGGTAACAACAAGTGTCTTTTGTCCAAGTTTACCTGCGATAGCTAAACCTGTAAAAGTCTTTCCCCAACTGACCCAAGCGTTAATTATAGAGTTATCTTCGATTGCGTCAAAAACATCCTTCTGACTTTGTCGTAGTTCAAACCTAAATTCAGGAAAGTCTACAGGTACATGAATACGCTTATCGATTATCTCATAGTGCTCTGGTATTAAATCCGTGCGCCCTATAGGTAATGATACTAACCCGTTTCGAATGATCCCCATATTCTTAATGATCTGAGGAGGATCAAGAGGATTGTGCGTAGGAATTGTATAGGTAAGCTCTTTATCAATCTTATCCTGCAATTCGGCACTGCAATCCATGTATATTCTGTGGCTTATAACTGCTTTCATAAATTAAGTTCGTTCTTTGCGATAATATAGTCTTTAACAAACTCGGAGCGTACAATATCTTCTACCTGAAAGTCTATGAAGGTAAAACGCTTCATTATCTTTAGAACTCGGATAAAGTCTTGCAACCCATTTGCTTTTAAGTCTGCCTGTCTAAAGTCTCCACAGAAAATAATCCTAGTGTTCTCACCCATACGAGTGATAATAGAATCAAGTTCATGAAAACTCATGTTTTGACACTCATCAATAAGAATAACTGCATCCCTGAGCGTGATACCCCGTATAAACGAAGTAGTCATAAAGTGTACTAAGCCTTTGTTCTTGAGGATCTCGTAAGCATCTCCTCTCCCAAACAAGTCATTAGCAATATCTTTATAAGGTTCTTCGTACACTGAGCCTTTCTCTTTTTCAGTTCCCGGAAGGAAACCAATGTCACGAGTTGGTACTGCACTTCGTATAATTACTAAGTTTTGATACTTTCCCTTTGACATATCATCATACGCTAGATATGAGGAAATGAACGTTTTACCTGTACCTGCCAAGCCGTGGAGTACGAGGTTCTTTTCTGACTCAAATGCTGTCAGCTGATTTCTGGTTAATGGTTCAATCTCGCGCAGTTCTAAACTAGCACCTGCGAGTGTTTTCCGTCTCTTCGCCATATTATACTTTCTTCTTAGTGTCTTTGAGTTTCGTCTCTGAATACTCGTAAAGCACCCACGGTATGTCGTGTAGATGCAGAACCCCTGCCCATGTGTAGCCTACTGCGGGAGGGCGTGGAACAGTAAAAGGAGAATAGTGCCCCTTTACCTTAATAAGTGTAGCCTTCTCTTTAAGCTGCACTTCTTTAATCTTTAAATATTTTAATTGTAAAAACTTAGTCTTCTGGTAGATAAAAGGCATCCCTTTATTATCTATAAAATATTGTGTACGTTGCTTTAGTATTCCATTAAAAGACACAACCATTTTCTTTAAAACGTACTTATCTCTATGAGCTGTCTGCATTCGCCTAGCTCCTAATGTTTCTCCGCTTTGGTTTTTATCGTCTAATACCTGTCCGTCTAGGAAGAGCATACCATCTACTGCTTCCCAGTCGGAAGATTGTAATAAAAATACAGGGTACTGAATTAGACCTATATTACGATATGTGATCACCATACATTTTCTCGAACTTTCCGCCTGAGTAATCTTGGTGTACAATCTCAAAGTCACAACCTACTGGTACTCCTGGTATAGAGAGACCTCTATCTAGTTGTACAAAGTGTGCTAATTTTTCCATGTACTCGTCTATCTCGTCGTCTGGTACTTCTGCTAGAATTGAATCGTGTACTAAAGCAAAGATACGTGCTTTCTTTTTGTTTGCTTTAATCCACGAACCCATGTCTATAGCACCTAATAAGTTAATATCAGAAGCAGCAGACTGCACCAGAAAATTAAGACCAGACCTAACGCTATGGCTCTGGATGCCTTTGTCGGTCGATGCGACATTTGGTAATCTCCTCTTTCTTCCGAAGAAGCTGTAAATAAATCCATTTTGTTGAATGTATTTTTGGTTGTCTTCGATCCACTCTTTTAACTTATAAAACTCTGCAAAGTAGTCATCAATGACTTCTTGTGCATCTTTTCTACTAAAAGGTTTACCACTGTCTTTTGTTACTTGTTCACTAATCTTGTTTGCACCAGCTCCATACATAATACCAAACGTTACGGCTTTAGCGGCCTGACGTTGCATACTATAAAGAGATGCTACTTCTGATACGTCACAAGGTAGTTTAAATACTTTGTGTGCGATAGCTGAGTGAAAGTTACCTCCAGACTTAAACACTTCAATCAGTGCTTTATCTTTTGCTAGGATTGCCGCGACATATACTTCTGCCGTAGTTAAATCCATTGCAACTATCTTATGACCAGGAGCTGCTTTTATACACCCTTTAACAATAGGATTATCTCTGGGTAGTTGCTGCATATTAAGCTTCCCACTAGAGCTAAGCCTCCCACTAGTTGTACCATGAAGATTAAAACCCGTACGAAGTCTGCTATCTCTATCCAACTGAGGAAAGATTTTGTCCAGATAAGTATTTTTAATCTTTGATTTTTGCCTAATAGCAAGGATAAGTTGGGGGACTTCGGATTGCTGTGCCAACTCCTCAAGAACCTCCGCATCTGTACTGTTTGCGCCCGTACCAGTTTTCTTTCCAGTAGGATTAAGCCCAATGAAATCAAACAATAAACTACGAAGCTGAACAGTGCTATTAGGATTAAAATCTTTTCCATTTAATTTCTCAAACTTACTAATGGCAGGATGCTTGTATAACTCTACTACTGCTTCATCAATCTGGTCTTGCATAAGAGACTGAGACTTTAGCAGACGTTGTTTGTCAAAAGGCACACCATTGTCTTGGATGTCTGTAAGGAAACGACAGCCAGGTATTAATATATTGTCATAGACTTTTGCTAGACGTTTATTTTGTTTAATCTTTACTAATTTTTCATAAAGCAGAAAGGTACATGCCGCATCCATGCCTGCGTATAGCTTCATAATATCAAAAGGAATATCTCCCCAGTTAAAATCAGCCTTGAGAATACCGTTTTGCTTACGGTAGTTATCAATCCAATCATACATAGGCTTCTCATAGTCGCCATAGATTGTATACTTCATTGCTAACTGTTTAAGACCATGTGTTCCCGGATTCTCATCTACGAGGTAGTGGAGAAGCATGGTGTCTTCAAAGCGAGGAAACCTAAAGTTAAAGTGATACTCAAAGAACGCCAAGTCAAACTTAGCATTATGAAATATTACTGTCTTCTTGTCGAACAGTTCCTGAAGTAAGCGTTCAGACTCTTCGTCTAAGCACTCTGTATCTATGTACGCACCACGATCTGCTTCGTAGGAGAGGGAGAGTCCAAGAATGTGCCCATCACGTGGGTATAGTCCTGTTGTCTCTGAGTCAAGCCCTACGTAAGGTAACGGAGCATCTATAGCTGCTTGGAAGAATGCATTTGCTTCTTCTGTATCTTGAATGCCCCAAGCGTTGTATGTAGTAATTACTGTGTCTTGTTTATTACCAGTTATGTACTCTACTATACTTTGCTTGGAGTCGTCCCACGTTCTTTGTGCTTCTGGTTTGAAGGCAAGCATCGCAGGGTTAATGACAGGCAAGAACTTTTCTGCTACTTTCTTGCCAGAGTATTCTGTGACTGAGTTTACAGGGGTGAAGTATTTTAATGCGTCACTTCCTACGAGAATAAGCCAGTCATAAGCATCAACATCTATTTCAATGTCGCAGTCTCGTTTTAGTACTTTCTTTATGTTTGGGTCGGAGCAGAGCTGATATTGATCAAACTCGAACGCATCATCAAACTCTTTCTTGAAATTTGTTCTACTTGGTTTAGTTTCTACTAATGCAACTTTAGGCATATAATTTACTCTTTAATGTTTGTACTGATTTTAAGGGTAACGCTCCTGGATCTGTGTCCTTTAACGCTACATTTCTTGATGACAAGCCTACTCGCTCTGCCATTTCTTTTACTACAATTGCTGCATCCTGTCCTGCGGTATCGCCATCGAAGAAAATTATTACTTCATCTACTCCTTGTATCGAAAGCATACGCAATTTATCTTCATTTATATTCTTTGTGCCAAAGCAACACACTGCATTGTCTAATCCTTTATCATGCAGATTAACCATATCAAATATACCTTCTACTAGTATAACTGATCCTTTTATCGCATCTACTACAGGGTAGAGAGGCATCTTTGCACCCGCAGGCGAGATCATGTACTTAGGTACACCGCCTGTAGTGTGACGACCGTTGAATGCTATAATACGTCCTGAAATGTCTCTTACAGGAAACACAACCCTACCAATATGGTCAGAGTCATGGTGTTGAAACGCCTCAAACTTCTTGTATGTCTCAGGCTTAATACCTCTCCAGTTACCTAGATAAGGTATAATGTTTTTTGGAAATGACAAACCAACCGACTCGGACCTCTTCTCTCTAATACTTTTCTTTAGTAATTCTCGTCTGAGTTGTAGTTGATTTGCCTTTTCACCAAAATGGGTAAAGATATTGCCTTTGTATCCGCAGGTAAAGCACCCGAAAATCCCCGTAATACGATCAATACGCATACTAGGGTTTCTATCAGGGTGCTCTGGATTTAGACAGGTAACTACGCAATCTGCACCTTTAGGTGTAAAATATATTTGCTTAGATACTAATAATTCTTCTACTGTCAACGTCCGATATCCTTAATGTTTTCTCTACTAATAACTTGATAAGCACCCTTGTTATATGCAGGGGCTACGGTGAAGTCAGCTTCGTTAGCATAGCTACGATCTGCTGCTTCGCAAGTCCCGCCCATAATGCTGGCCGAACTATAATGTTTTGTGGTTCTACGGTATGTGTCTTCTACTACAAGTTCTGTGAACTTAGGAGTATATCGTTTAGCTTTGGGCAAAGGCTTTCGCTTTCTACCTGAGCTAGTGTGTCGTAAACTACCGAATGTAAGTGCCAAATTGCTTTCTCCCTTCAAAGTATCCGTATATTATACGCAAGAAGAGATAAAAAGTCAAGAAATATTTTTAAAGATCGTTAATGTCTTCGCCTGTCTTGTGCGTAGAATCTTCTTTCTCTTTAGGGGTGAGGGCAGACTCAGGGCCAATCTTAAGGGTGTCCCAGTCTACTGTAGATGTGAATGACTTCATAGAGGCTGATCGCATCTTTACACAGTTCAAAGTGATACACGCATCTTCGTGATCCCACGTTTCAAGTGCATAAGCCGCATCTGCCGCATCGAGAATACCTTTAGCGAATCGCGCTTCTCCACTTGCGTCTGTTTGATACGGTGTAAATACTGTACAATCATACTCTTGTGCCATTGATTTCAACGCCTTACTTACTTCGATTTGTTCTGTCCAGTCATACTGACCTCCGCGAGAAGGGAGACTCGACCGCTTTACTTGATTGATATAGTCCACTATGATAATACCCACATTCATTGGCTTAACTT